ATACCGTTGAGTGAATTATCCGAACAAAAAGATTTAATTCACAGAAAGATTGGTACGATTAAGGATGAACACAAAAATGACCTATTCTTACAAAAATTACCAGCTGATGGTGTTACGATAAATAAAATCAAAAACATCATAAAGAAAATCAATTCAAAAGGTACTAAAGTTGATGTACTTGTTTTGGACTATATTGATTGTCTTTCGATGGAAAAAGAAACATCAAACTCAGAAGAATGGTCAAATGAAGGTAAAATTATGCGTGCATTTGAAACCATGGTGGATGAAATGAATGTTGCTGGTTGGACTGCAACCCAAGGTAATAGAAGTTCCACAAGCGTAGAGGTTGTTAAGACTGAAAACATGGGTGGTAATCTTAAGAAAGCACAAATTGCTCACTTTATCATGAGTATTGGTAAAACACTTGAACAAAAAGACCAAAAAGTTGCAACCATATCAATTCTTAAAAACCGTATGGGTGATGATGGTGTTATTTTTAAAGATTGTGTATTTGATAACTCAACAATCAGAATTGATACCGATGATATGCTAAGCGAAAAAGGTTTTGAAAACCAGAAAAAATTGAGGAGTGTGGAGTCCAGACGAAATTATTTGGCTGAGCAAAACTACCAATCAGAAAATCCTGTAAGAATTAATGATGAATTATAAAAATTATTCTTACCTTTGTGAATATTTATTAAAAGAAGAAAAATAAAACTATGCAAGAACCAATTTTACAAGAAAACCCAAACAGATTTGTTATTTTCCCCATCGAACACAACGACATATGGGAGTTTTACAAGCAACACCAGGCTGCGTTTTGGACAGCCGAAGAAGTCGACTTATCAGGTGATATAAGGGATTGGCAAAACTTAACTGACAACGAAAGATATTTTATTAAAAACATTTTATCGTTTTTTGCGTCATCAGACGGTATTGTGAATGAAAACCTTGCAGAGAATTTTTTAAAGGAAGTTCAATATCCAGAAGCCAAATTTTTCTACGGATTTCAAATTGCGATGGAAAACATCCACAGCTTAATGTACTCTCTCTTGATCGATACGTATATTTCAAACGCACAAGAGAAAATGGAAAGCTTTAGAGCATTAGAACATTTACCAGCGGTACAAAAGAAAGCTAATTGGGCGTTAAATTGGATAAAGAACTCCACATTTCAAGAAAGATTAGTTGCGTTTGCAGCGGTTGAAGGTATTTTCTTTTCAGGATCCTTCTGTTCTATTTTCTGGCTAAAATCAAGAGGTTTGATGCAAGGCCTATGTAATGCGAACTCATTAATCTTTAAAGATGAAAATCTACATTGCGACTTCGCAATTCATCTAATCAATAACCACGTTGCTAATAAACCATCAGAATCTAGAATTAAGGAGATATTATTATCCGCACTAGAAATCGAAAAAGAGTTTATTACAGAATCTTTACCAGTGTCACTTATTGGTATGAACTCAAATTTAATGAAACAATATTTAGAGTTTGTTACTGACGGGTTATTAGTAAAATTTGGTTGTAAAAAACAATTCAATGTTGAACAACCATTTAAATTCATGGAACAAATTGCCGTTGAAACAAAGGGTAATTTCTTCGAATCAAGAACAATGGAATATCAGAAAGCTAAACTTAATGAAAAGATAAGCATTACTGATGATTTTTAAAATTAAAACAACTTAAAATAATAAAATAATAAAATGATCATACAAAAACGTAATGATGAGCAAACTTCGTTTAACCCCTCAAAGATTTTAAACAGAATTAAAAAAGCCGCAAAAGGTTTAAAAGTAAATTCTGATGAAATTTTTATAAAGGGTATCACCTCATTACCAAATGAAGGTGTTATAACAACAAAAGAAATTGACAAATTATTGGCTGAAATAGCTGCGTCTTATACTGGTAGTCACTATGATTATAGTAAATTGGCCGCTAATATTGCAATTTCTTCCTATCACAAAGAAACAAATCCAAGCTTCAGTGAAACAATGAATGTTTTAGCTGAAGACGGTATCATACATGAAGATCTATTAAATATGATTAAAGATTATGGTGCTGAAAATATCGACTCAATTATTAATCATGAAAGAGATTTTCAATTTGATTATTTTGCATGGAGATCTTTGCATGAAATGTATTTAACAAAAACATCACAAGGTAAACAAGTGGAAAGACCACAACACATGTATATGCGTGTGGCTCTATGGGTAACCAAATCGTTTGAAGAAGCTGTTGAATATTATGAAGCTTTATCAAATCAATTCATTTCACCTGCAACACCAATTATGATTAATTCTGGTACCAAAATACCACAATTAGCATCATGTGTTTTGCATTATAATAATGATGACTCTAGAAACGGTCTTTTGGACTCATTAAGGGATATTTCTGTTTATTCAGCTGATGCCGCTGGTATTGGTTTGTGTATGTCTAATATCCGTAGTAAAGAAAGCAGAATTAAAACATCTGGTGGATTTGCTGGTGGTTTATTAAAGTATCTTAAAATTGTAAACGAATCACTTCGTTTCTTTAACCAACAAGGTCGTAGACCAGGTAGTGCCGCAATTTATATCGAACCATGGCATAAAGATATCTTTGATCTTCTTGATATTAAAAAGAATACTGGTGCCGAAGAACTTAGAGCAAGGGATTTATTTACCGCTTTATGGTTACCAGACAACTTTATGAGAGCGGTTGAAGAAGATGGTGATTGGTATCTATTCTGTCCAAATGACATCGTTAAAAACGGTTTAAAAGCCCTTCAGGAGTGTTTTGGTGATGAGTATGAGGATAACTACAACAAAGCCGTTGAAATGGGTTTAGGTAAGAAAGTAAAAGCACAAGACATTTGGATCAAAATTATTGAATCACAAGTTGAAACTGGTGTACCGTATCTTTGTTCAAAAGATAATGCTAATAAAAAAACAAATCACCAAAATATTGGTGTGATTAAACAATCAAATCTTTGTAACGAGATTTATCAATATACCGATGAAAAAACAACAGCTATCTGTACATTATCATCTGTTGTTGTTAAAAACTACGTTAAAAATAAAACATTTGATTTTGACCAACTTTATTATGAGGTTAGAAAAATTGTTAAAGCTCTTAACAAAGTTATTGACATTAATTCGTACTCAACAGAAAAAGGTAAAAAAGGTGGTTTGGAACAAAGAGCTATTGCAATTGGTGTTCAAGGACTTGCTGATGTATTCTTTTTAATGGATTACGTTTTTACTTCTGAAGAAGCTAAAACATTAAATAAAAGAATATTTGAAACAATATACTTTGCCGCTATCAGCGAAAGTAACGAATTGTGTAAATCTGGTGAATATAAACCATATAAACATTTTAAAGGGTCTCCTATGTCAAAAGGTATCTACCAATTTGATATGTGGGGTGTTGATCAAACTGATTTAATGTGGGATTGGGAAGGTTTAAAACAAGAAGTTAAAGAATTTGGTATTTGCAACAGTTTATTTACAGCACAAATGCCAGTAGCATCTTCAGCTAAAATAACTGGTTCATATGAAATGACCGAAGTTATTCCATCAAATCTATTCAATAGAAGAGTTGTGGGTGGTGAGTTTTTAATTGCCAACAAATACCTAATTGAAGATTTTGAGGATTTGGGTTTATGGTCAGAATCTTTTAAAAATGAAATTATTATGCATGAGGGTTCAATCCAAAACATTAACTTTAATAAGTTTTTGGATCCAACTGAAAAGCATTATGAAAAGAAAATTAAAAGAATTGAACATTTAATTCAAAAATACAGAACAATCTGGGAAGTATCACAAAGAGAATTGATTGATATGGCCGCTGATAGAGCACCATTTATTGACCAATCACAATCTATGAACGTATATTTCCAAGCACCAACAGTTCAAAAACTATCTTCTAGCCACTTTTGGGCGTGGAAACGTGGTCTTAAATCACTTTGCTACTATGTTAGGACAAAAGCGATTTCAACAGGAGCTAAACACTTAGCAATTAATGTTGCTGCTACAGAAGCGCCACAAGCACCTAAACCAGAACAAGTAATGGTTCAAGAAACGGCCAAACCAGAAAATAGTCAGTTTGATTGTTTTGGATGTAGTTCATAAGATCTAACACTAAATTTAATAATAATCCCGTCAATTTGGCGGGATTTTTTTTTATTGACAAAAAATAAATTATTACGATATTTATGAATAAAAGACCATGGCAATAAAGAAACAAACTTTTGGTATTGATTTCCCCTTTTTAGACTCAAATAACGGTGATTATGTTTCATTGACAACAATACCAGAGGCTGAGGTGAAATCTATGTTAATACACCTTCTTTTAACAAGAAAAGGGTCAAGATTTTATTTACCAGATTTTGGCACAAATTTATATCAGTATATATTCGAACCACTTGATGAAATGACTATAAATAAAATAGAAAATGAAATACAAGATGCTATCGAAAAATATATACCAAATCTTAAATTA